ATTAATAGCGGAACAGTATTGCCGACCGAGGATGACGAAGCTCACATTCGAAGGCAATTAAAATTCCCTGAAAGAGACCCCGATAATTTAGAGGGTATTCTCGATGCCAGCACGCTTGACGACGGCCTTGGCGATATGGATGAGGAAGGTATTGGGATAAGTGAATTTTCAGCAAACGCCCTAAAGCGAATGCTAAAAAAAAAGGAAGGAATGAGTGATGAATCTATTAGCAAAATCAAAGAGCTGTTTAATGGGTATAATGATGGCTCCGTTGTTAATTGTGAAGGCGCTGATAATCCTAGTAATGGCAGCCATGATGCTAGTCATTTTCGCGCTGATGACGGTGTGGGAATGCCTATATTGCCTTCTATATGCAAAGTCTACAACTCGGACCGAATCAAAAGAAAGCTAGACAGTTTCGAACGCAAAATCTCAAAGTTGATCACCATGGAGTCAAAACTTGCTCGTGATCGTGCTGTGAATGATTTCAAGCAGGGTGGAGCCGTTCTTCCGGTTTCGCTCGGCAACCTTAACGAAAGTCTGTCGCTTGCGTTGTCTGAAGTTCTCCAGGATGGGTATGCCCACGCCATGGATGGTGTACCTATCAATTTTGAGATCAGGGATAATTTAGTTGATGCGCTTCTTTGGATGGACTCAGTTGCGTCTTTTGTAAGCGGTGACATTGAGGCAAAGCTTAATTCTGAGATTTCTCTGATAATGATTAATTCATTAAAAAATGGAGACATGGCATCCAAGACGGTTGCTAAACTTAAGGGCGCATTTGATTCATATGCAAACACTAGCCCATCTCACGCCACTCTGAATACGATTGTAAGGACGAATACAACGGCAGCATACAATCAAGGAAGGTTGGTTTCATTTAACGAAAACGGTCACTTATTGAAGGGTGTGAGATATAGCGCTATACTTGATGGCGCAACTACGGCGGTTTGCTCAAGGCTCAATGGGTTGGTGTTTAAGACAGGTGATCCAAATTTGCCATCTCTGACGCCGCCAAACCACTTCAATTGTAGGTCTTTGCTGTCGCCAGTGGTTATTGGCGATACTGTTGATGTTGGTCACTTTTTAACAGCGACAGACACGAGTGAAGCAAAATTATTGGCGGGGAAAGGGTTTGTATGAATGACAATGAAATATTAGGTGTAGAAGTTTTTGGTGTAGGGTTTCACAACGGTGATACTTACACCATGGCAGACATTAGAGATATGGCTGAGGCATCAAAATCGATTGATTTCAAAGCCACCATCAGTGTCGGCCATTGGTCTTCAGGAGAAAACAAAGGATTTGCGACTAACTTAACCGTAAAAGGGAAGAAGTTATTAGCTGATTTTGTTAATATTCCTGATGATATTTTCGAGAAAATTAAAGAGCAAAGGTTTGACAGAGTTTCATCAGAAATTATATGGGATCTAGTCAGAAACAAGAAGGTTTTTCGTAGAGTCCTGTCAGGAGTCGCGTTGCTCGGTGTTGAGATCCCCGCCGTTGCAGATCTAAAGCCATTAAGCAAGCATGTTTTTGAAGAAGGCAGCTATGAAGCTTCAAATACATATCCAGTTCCATTTACCTATGAAGATAAGGGGTTAATTATTATGCCTGAAGATTTAAAGAAGTTTGAAGAACTGCAATCTAAATTCGACGAAATGAATAAGAAATATGATGCTCAGGCCGCCGAGCTTACATCTGAGAAATCAAAAGTTTTGGCTGTTGAAGGCTCATATCAGGCATATGCAGCAAAACAAGCTGCAACTGACAAGTTGGTAGCAGATCTGCAATCAGCTGCTTTGACTCAAAAGGTTGATGGGTGCAAAATTCCCGCTTTACGCCCATTATTTTTTGCATTGTATTCACTTGCCAATGAAACGACAGCCAAGGTCTATAATGTAGAGACAAAGCTTCATGACGAAAAATCAGCTGCATGCTTATTGGATGAAGTAATGGCATATGTGAATGAAAAATCATCAGGATTATTTCAACAACACTCCGCTGAAGGCGCCCCGGAAGCTGAGCTCGCCGATCCTGGCGCTGAAGTACATAAGAGAGTTTTGGCTTATCAGGCAGCTAACCCCGGCGTGGCTTATCAGGTTGCAGCCAGCACTGTGTTAGCTGCTGATTCTGAGCTTTCGAAGCAGTATTTAAGTTAACTGTTAAACATAATCACCCACAAAATAAAGGAAATACTATGGCCGAATCAGGCATGCAACTGAATATTCCGGTCGGCGCTGCTACCGACTTATCACAAAAACGTTATCATCTTGTCAGCTTTGGAGCGGCTGGCTTAATCACTCAATCCACATCGCCAACGGCTAGCACTGCGGCTGGCGTCGTTCAAAATGCTCCGCGAGCTGGTGAAGATGCGACATTAGGGTACCTAGGCAAGTCGAAGGTTGTTGCTGGTCCGGCTATCTCAGTCAATGCATTATTCACAACAACTGCATCAGGCAGAGCGACAACGGCTGCCTCTGGGCAAATGGTATTTGGGCGAGCGCTATCTGCTTCTGCTGCTGATGGAGAAGTTATCACATCGCTTCTTTACGCACCGTTTCGATGGAGTGGTGCCGTTTAATACAGGTACTTTCTAAATAAATTTGAGGAAAAAATATTATGCCTACAGGACGTGATTTATACCAAGACGTGCCGCTTTCTAATATGGCGGTATCTGCATTTGATACAGGCTTAAACGGCGAGTACATTGCATCTTCCGTGTTCCCTATTGTAAATACCAGCGCTCAGGGTGGAAACTATTGGATAATCGAAAAAGAAGCATTTTTACGCCAGCATAACAGCCAAAGATCGCCAGGGACAAATGCTAACTTGATCGAATTTGATGTATCAAGTGATACGTATTTTGCTGGAAATTATGCGCTGGCCAGTGAAATTCCTCTAGAAGATCTAACTAATGCAGATAACGCATTAATGCTTCGGGGTAATTCTTCAGATCTAATTTTGAGTGGATTGTTGCGAGATTATGAGGTGCGGGTTGCCAATACCGTTACTAGCATTTCTAATGTTGGTTCTGGTCAAGTTTTAACAGGCACCGACAAATGGAGCGATTTCGCCAACTCTAGCCCATTGTCAGATGTAACGACTGGTCATGCATTTATTCGTCGACAAACAGGATTAATGGCAAACACCGCAATTATTGATGCAGATTCATTGTCAATAGTTCGCCGCCATCCTGAGCTTCTTGATCTTTATAAGTACACAAGTGGTGGCCAAGTTGACATGAGTCAGCTAGCTGAAGCTTTTGGCGTTGAGCGATTGCTTGTGGGCAAGGGCATTAAGATTACATCTGCTGAAGGTGCCGCTACATCTGTTACGGCCAATATTTGGGGAAATAGCTTTGTACTTGCCCGAATCGTTCCAACAGTCGGTTTAAAGACTCAGACTCTTGGTGTGACAATGCGTTGGCAACCTGCTGGCTTTGCTGCCCCAATGCAAGTTACTCGGCAGCAATTTACTGGCGCGGGAACTAAAAACGTTGAAGTTGTCGAAACTAGCACATATCAGGATGAGAAAATTGTTGCCCGTGATCTTGCTTATACATTAAATGCAATATTGTAAATATGATTAGACAATTCACCAAAGATGTTGGCCGTTTTTCAAATGGGGATGTTCGGGACTATCCCCAAGCCGTTTGGACTCAGATTTCCATAAGCTGCAAAAAAAAGCTTATGGAGTTTAGTCGATCTCCAGCGCAAGAAAAACCTAAATCTAAATAATTAGTACCCATACATAAGGAGAGAAATTATGTATATTTCAATTGTTGTTCCTGGGCTTCCTTTTGATGGCGAGACGATAAAATCGTCATCATTAGGTGGGTCAGAGTCGGCGGGCTATTACATGGCGGTTGCGCTGTCGAATAGAGGTCATACGGTAACGGTATTTAGCAATGTTGAAGAGCCCTCAATGGACTCATTTGGCATCAAATATTTACCTCTTAAGATAGCTCAGGGATATTGCCAAACAACCCCTCAAGATGTAGTGATCGTGCAGCGGCTACCTGAATTCTTCAAGCACGAAATCAGCGCGGGCATAAAAATATTGTGGTGCCATGATTTAGCGTTAGGTAGAAATAATGAAGTGCTTCAGGGTGTTGCGTGGAACATAACCAAGATTTTCGTACTTTCCGAGTTCATGCTTAATCAATACATGGAGGTCACCGGCCTTCCTCGCGAAGCATTTTTCGTTACTCGGAACGGGATAGATGCGTCAATGTTCGATCCGTCGCAAAATATCGAAAGGAATCATAAGCACATTATCTACTCATCTCGGCCAGAGCGTGGCCTAGATATCCTCCTTTCTGAGATTTTCCCAAAACTTCTTAAACGGGATGGTGAGTATAAATTGCTCATTGCATCGTATAAAAATGATTCGTCTCAATTTGAAGGATTCAATGCTGAGATTGATCGATTGAAAAAGAATTTTGGAAGCAGTGTTCTTGATCTTGGAAGCTTAACCAAAGCTCAGCTTTTTTACCATTACCG